CATTTAATTCTTCAAGCTTGTCGTCCATTATATAAACGGTGTAGCTAACTTTTTGATCAAAAGCCGCATCCTTTGCTTTGACACAAAAAGGACAATAGGTCTTAACCCACATTACAAAATGTTCATCCATGTAGCAACTCTTTTTTGCCGTTTTCAAGTTTGGTCTCAACAATACTTGGAGGGCCGACAACTATAATATCTAAACCAGTTTGACCACGATCCAAAGTGACTCTTGTAAATCCTTGTCTCAAATCTAAACCTTCTGGCATTTCACCTTCCATGAGTTTTTGTTGATATGAATGTTCTTCCCTGAGTGAAACAACATGCTTCGGATTCACATATACTTCTCTTAGCGTATACGATCTTTGCGAACTACTCGACGCGTTCGCCCTCTCGCACACTTCTACTAATTTAATCATAATTTCTCCTATCGTTTAACATACCATTCTTCCCCTTCAAACCAAACTTTTGAACAGTTGTTTCTACACTCTTCTTCAATTAATAATAAGTTTGCTGGTTTTTCTAGTTTCTTATATTTTATAGGGGCCGGTCCAATATACGTTTTATTGGGATCGAGGTCCAATTCTTCAACTTCTCTATTATATTGAAGAAGCATAGTTTCCGCTGGAAGATACACTAAATCACCCGGTGATGTCATTGTTTTCCTCCTCCGCCTCCAACTCCAACTCTTTTGTAAGATCAAAAGATGTTTTTTGATAGTCTTTAAGGATGTCACAACAGTCACTTAGATGGCAGTCGATTTTAAACATTTGCTGTCGAATTTCGTCTATTGTTTTTAGTGCTTCTTTTTCATTGTCTTTTTTCAACATCCCCAACGATTCATTGAATTTACTATCTAGTGGGCGGTGCAAAGTATTATACGCTTTGCTTATCAGATCTCCAACGTATTCGGGAATCTCTTCTAGTTCTACCGAATATGTAATATTTACTCTTCTACTCATAAAATTTCCTCTGTACTTAAATATACCACAGAAATTTATAGATGTCAAGAACTTTTTAAAAAAAAGATTTATAAATGGTGGCGCCAGCGAGACCGACAACAGTTGTGATTATAAGCCAAATAAGGCGGGAAGAAGTATCTTTCCAAGATTCTAATTCTCTCAGGCGAGCATAAAGTCCTTGGTCGGGATTGTATACAGCCTCTTTAATGTGAGAAATGTCAGCAGCCATCTCTTCTTGTCTTTCTTTAACTGTCTCTATTTTATCTATCATCTGATCAAATTTCCCAGATATTTCAGCGAATGCAACCGCAGAATCGTCAGCCATTGGAAAAGTCCCCCTGTTACTTATAAATAGTGTTTAAACTTCAATAACGGCATGGTTCGTTGTAATTAAAATAGATGCAACCGACGCGGCGTTCTGCAAAGCGCACCTTGTTACCTTCGCTGGGTCTATGATTCCTTCTTCTAACATATCAATTTCATTGCCAGAAACAAAATCAATACCAAAAGAACCTTCTTGTTTTTCTACAGTAGAAAAAATTAAATCTGGGGGGTCTCCAGCGTTAATTGCCATTTGTTTTAACGGCTCTTTTACGGCTTCTAAAACTATTTTAACTCCTAATTCTTGATCTTCATTATCAGTTGCAACATTTAAATCTTTGCTGGCACGTATCAAAGCGATCCCACCTCCGGGGACAATTCCTTCTTGTAACGCCGCTTTGACCGCTTCCAAGGCATCTTCGATTCTGTGTCTCTTTTCGATCATTTCAATTTCTGTTGCGGCACCAACTCGGATAATTGCAATTCCACTAGCCAATCTTGTGATTCTTTCTTGAATTTTTTCACATTCATACATATCTTCGGTTTGTTCTATTTCGACTTTTAAGGTTTCAATTCTTTTTTCAACATCTTCTAATTTCCCGCGTCCACCGGATATTGTTGTTTCATTTTTTGAACATTCAAAGATCTTTGCTGTGCCAAAGTCTGTTAATTTAGTATCTTTTAGTCTTAAATTGTCAGAGCGCGTGATGAAAGTTGCACCAACAGAAAGTGCCAAATCTTTTAGAATATTTCTTCTTTCTTCTCCATATCGTGGAGCCTTTACTGCTGCAATGCGAAGCGTGCCTCGCATAGTATTCATGATAAGTGCTGCAAGTGCTTGCCCTTCAATATTATCTGCAACTATGATGGTTGGTCTTGCTTCTCTGGAAATTAATTCTAAAACTGGCATCATCTCGTCAACGGTTTCAATTTTCTCATCTGTTACTAAAATCAAAGGATTCTCATATCTTACTATCCCGCGTTTCTCGTCTGTTATAAAGGCGGCTGCTAAGTATCCAGAATCAAAGCGAAACCCTTCTACAATATCTAAGCTAGTTTCGACCGAGCGCGCTTCTTCAATAGTAATCGCGCCATCTTTTCCGGCTAAGTCAACTGCTGTTGCAATAAGCTTTCCGATGGTTTTATCTCCGTTGGATGAAATTGTGGCAATATGAGCAATATCTTCTTCAGAAGAAATCGGTTTTGCTATTCCTTTTAAATTATCAACAATCTTTTCTACTGCTTTGTCTATTCCTCTTTTTAATTCTATTGGAGGTATCTCTGCAATTAAGTATTTTTGTGCCTTTTCGAAAATAGCTTTTGCTAGCACAGTTGATGTTGTGGTACCATCCCCTGCTTCTGCATTTGTTTTTGCAGCAGCTTGCTTGATTATTTGGGCACCAACGTTTTCAAATGGATCGTCAAGTTCTATAAATTTGGCAACGGATATACCGTCTTTAGTTACGACGGGCCGTTGACCTTTCCCGCATATAATGACATTCCTGCCGCGTGGTCCCAAGGTTGAAGCCACGTTATTGGTTAGCTTTTTCACCCCTTCAAGTATTTTATTATGTAACTTTAAACCAGATTCGTACTGTTTGCTCACGTTTTCCTCTTTGTTTGATTATATTATAACATTTTATTTTAGTGTTTTAACTAAAAATCTTAAGCTTCTTCCGTTTTTTCAACGTATTCTCTTGTGCCAGCCTCAATTTCACCAGCCGTACTTGCTGCCGCAAGTCCTTTCATTTTATCGCCACCAATGAGGTAACCATTAATTTGGTTGGTTAAGGTTTCAACTTTTTCAAAAAGGTCAAAAATTTCTTGATTAAGAACATCAACATATTGTTGAGCTAGTGCAGTTACAGCGGCGCGGCCAATGGGGATTTGACCAATGAACCCCATGCCATCTTTATCATAACTTTTTCTTTCATAATATCGCCTTGCTATATGAAATTGTGTTAAACCACTGGCACCTTGAGTGTATCCTAGTGTTCTTGCGATGTACCCCCAAAAATGTTCTGGGCTCTTAGCAAGTGCTTGCTCCAGTACTTTGACAGAAGTTGCAACATCTAAATATCTGTCATGTTTCGTGGCGCCAACAGTTTTTAGTTTCTCGGAGCCCTTTTGTGGCTCCCAAGGCAACTGACTTCTTGTATCTGTCCTTGGCGCTTTAAATCCTTTTCCAGTATCTTTCCAAACTAATTCTTTCCTTCCTGTCGTATTTCCCCTTGAGTCGATAATGTCTTGGAAGTCCATGTTTGCAAAATAATCTCTCGCGGTATCAGCATCATACTTATCAATGATCCTAGCAAGCTTCTTTTTATCATCCGCTTTTAAAGCTTCATAATCTTCACGGTTAAAAATGTTTAATAAATCCTCTTCTCCGGCTTCCACGTGAGTCGTTGCTGGGTCATCTAGCGGGTTATCGGCTAAATCTTCTGGTAATAAAAGCAATTTCATATTATGTGGATTTGATCGCATCGAATCCAAGAAATTATGTGCATTAAAATCAAATTGATAAAATCTTATTGTTTGGGTGCCCTCTAGTGCCTCTTCTGCCTCCTTTTCTCTGAATGATTTTAAAGCCACAACATATGTCATGCGACCTTCTGCACCGGCAGTTCCTCCAAGATAGTGGCCACTTTCTGGGTCTTGTCTAAGTCCCTCGATGTCAACAAAGTGATCACACAAATCTTTAAAGCTACCTTCAACAGAAGCTTTTCCTTCTCCCCCTTCCCCTGTAAGAAGTTTTAAGCTAATGGGCATTTTATCATTATTAATAAGGTCTTGTACACCAGCGGCATGTCCAGCAGGGATTTGTATGCCTCCGAGTAGGGCGGCTAAGAAGCCTTCAAATGTAAAACCAGCAGCGGAAGCGTTGAAATGTACCATAATGTTTGTTAATGTATCAAGAAAAACAATATGACTTAAGATTTCAGAGATGTCGTCTGTTTGTGGAGGGCTTTGAATAAAATTGCTAAGAATACGTATTTTTTCAGCTAAAGTACTTCCTTTGGCTATAATTTTAGACATTATGTTTTCTATGATTTCTCGATCTTGCGTGCCTTCTTTGCCCCACATTTTTTCAGAAAGTCGAAAAATAGGAAGCTTAAGAGTGATGTCGCGCACCTCTTTAACTTCGGCTTCCGTTTCAGGAGTCATAGCTTTACGCTCTGCAAGCAGCCTCTCTCTTGTTTGAAGAAGCTGCTCTTGGACCATCTCTAAAAGAGTGTTTGATTGTAAATAATGTTTTGAAACTAGTTTATTTATATCTACCATGTTATAATAATTAGTGTTTTCTTTTTTTAATATCTAACAAAATCTTAAGTAAGATGAGTCGGTAAGTTTTTTTGCCGCACAGCCCACTTGGGAATATCCCATGCTTTCTTTGAAAGTTTCTAATGTTTTTTATTAAATGTTTGTCAAACTTGCTTGACCAAAACCAACGCGGGTTCCAACCATGTTTTTGTGATAGCTTTTTGTTTATCATGATTAGAATCCATGTTATCATTTTAGTGTTTCCTCTAAATCATTTTAAATTTCTTGCTTCTTACTTTTCTTGGCGCCATTAAATTTTATTGATTTAGGCGTGCCATCTTTTTTTAGTTCTACCAATTCATATGGAAAACCTCTTGCCCACCTAAGCCATGATTTGGCGGTATCGAAGGTCCGGGTAAAAATCAAAATACATTCTTTTTTACTAGAGAAACCTTCTCCTGTGGAGTTCCAATTTTCAAAAGATTTAAGAACGCGGTTCTTTATTCTTTTCCCTTGTATTCCTTCAACTTGTAATCTGTAATTAAATTCTTCTTTATTCTCTGTCTGTGTTCGCCATGCTACTGCTTGCATTTTTTGCTCCTTTGCGTGATGAAACCTTCCGTACTTTAATTATACCATTATTCCAGCAAAGGTCAAGTTTTCCTTTTAAAAATTTTTGTAAAGTGTGCATGCAGTTTTGAACTTGTGCAGAATTCATTGTTCCTTTCTTAATTTCTTTGGTACACCAAACGAAAACAGAGTTAATAAAAAAAGCTTTTTCAGCATGGATAAGATTATCATTAACGAGCACCGCTTGTTCGTCTCTCAGCCATTTTAAAAGGGTTTTTTTATCATCTAGCATTATCTTTTTTTTATTTCTTTCAAATACTTTTTAAGCCCGTTCCAGCTATCGTATTGAATTGCTGGCTTAAAAATATTTGGAACACACCGTTGTACCTTCACTATGACAGATTGTTTCCAGAGCTTAATTGCTTCTTCGTCTGCTACATTAATTAGTTCAACTTCTTTTTCTTGGAGGTCGCATTCTTTTACTAAACTAGATTTAATTTCTTTTGCTGTTTCTAAATCTTCTGAAACGGCCTCAAGCATCAATAAGGCATGTACATGAATTTCTTGAAAAAAAAGATAAAGCTGTGCAACTCTTAGTATTCGTGCTAATATTTGGTATGTCAACGCGCCGGCGACAAACCATAAAAGTTCATACATAATAATTCCTATTACTTATCTGATAAATATTTTAACATAACGTCAGCTATTTTGTCAACTATTTTTTCTTGATTTTCTGACATGATTTTCAAAGAATTTGTTCTTTCTAGGGATTCTGCTGTCATAGAAGTTGCCGCGGTCGCCTGGGGATTGTCCAGATCCACATCCACAGTCGCATCTGTGGCTGCTGTGCCCACATTAGCCAGGTCTGTGGTTGCTGTGTCCACATTAGCCAGGGCTGCGGTTGCTGTGTCTGTGGCAGTAGCTATGTCTGTGGTTGTGGCCACATCAGCTAGAGAAGGCGGATCCTCTACATTTACAGTGAAAGTGGCCTCTTTAAGAAGGGTTGTAGGTTCAGATTTTTGTTTTAAACCTGCCAGAGCCATAAAGCGCCCAACAGTGGTTTTGTTTAACTCTGACATGTTTGTTTCCTACTTTTTCTTGCGAGGAGAAAGACGCTTTGCGACACGTTTCATTACTTCGTTAACAACATATTCTTTCTTAACGCGATTCGCAACACGAGTAGTGAGAGTTTTGATAAGATTTTCAGCCATTTCACCAGGAGCAGGTGGGCCGCCAAATTCTTCTTCTTCTGGAGGTGGGCCCATTTCGGGCGCCAATCCTGGCTCTTCTTCGCCGGGAGGTAATCCCTCTTCTTCGTCACCCATTTCTGCTTCAAGCTTTCTGCCGAGGCCAATAAGTACTTCTGCTTCCTCTTGGCTGAGATCTACATCTTCTACAGGCTCTTCTTCGCCCAAGCCTTCATCGGGTAGTGGCGGCTCAGCGTCTACTGGCAATTCATCTTCAGGTCCGGCAGCCATTTCGCCAGGAACAGGTGGTCCTTCGTCTTCTAGCTGCTCTTCCATTGGTACTTCTGGCGTCGCAGCCTCTTCGTTAAGTTGTTTTTCACCAACGAACTTGTTAGACAACGCACCAATGCCTGCAAGTCCCATGAAACGACGGACGGTCGATTCGTTTAAAAGTTGTTCTTTTTTGTTGCTCATAAAACCACACTCCTTAAAATAGGCTTTTCTAGTAGTAAATAGTGTTTTATTTCAGTAATGGAGTATTTTTCTTTAATTTTTGTAACGCTTTATCTTGTATCTGTTTAACCCTGACTAGACTTAGGTCAAATCTCTTTGAGGTTTGTTCTAGTGTCATTGGTCCTTTGCTGTTATGCACGGCGATTAAAGTGCAATTTAAATCTTTTTTATAATCAATCCACATCCGACAGTCTTTTTTATCACACTCGTTTTCCTTTAAAATACACATTTTTGCACAATTATTCATACACCCCACTCCTTTTCTATTATGTCAAATATATTTTCAATTTCTGATTCGTTTAATCCAAACTCTTTCTCAACTTTTTTCGCTTTTGTATATGCGCGTTTTGTTTTATTTCGTTTAGTTTTTGATATTTCTTTTTGTTCTTTTAGTTCCTCAATAAAGTTTATAAAGTGTTCATTCTTGTTTACATAAGCTTTTATAATTTCATTGAAAAATTCTTTTATTTTAAGACCATCATAATGTAAGCGCAGCTTTAAATTAGCGTGAAGATGATCATTGCTATCAAAACAAATTTGTTTTAATGTTCTTCCGTAATTAGGCATTATTTTTTCCTCAGTATGTGAGTCCTGCTTTCGGATAAGCCAGAAGAAGTTTGGCGTATAAAGATGGCATTTTCTTGTAACTCTACGATATTTCTACAACCTGAGTATGATAGGCCCGATTGGATACCATTGCTCAAGTCCATTAACACGTTCTTGACAGCGCCTTTGTATGGGATTGTCGTAGAGATGCCTTCGTTCGAAGAAAACTTTCCTCTCCAGTCAAATTGTGCTTCTTTGCTCGCCATTCCTCTGTAAACTTTTGTTTTTGTATTTAATGCTCCAATAATCATATCACCAGGAGATTCGTTAGTCCCGGCTAGCATGGATCCCAGCATTACAAAGTTGGCGCCGGCAGCTAAGGCCTTTACAGCATCGCCAGAAGAACGAATGCCGCCATCAGCAATGATTTTTGCACTTCGATCTGATTGCGCGCAATCAAAAATAGTTTGTAATCCTGGCACACCATGGCCAGTTTGAACTCTTGTCGAACAAATTGATCCGCCCCCAATGTTGCAACGTATACTATCTGCGCCCCAATCTGCCAAAGCGTTGAAACCTTCCAGCGTAGCTACGTTTCCTGCTATAATATGTACATCATCTTTGAGCATTTCTTTGATGGACTTGATTGCTTTTTCTACTAATTTATGATGGCCGTGGGCCACATCAATACACAAAACTTTTGCACCATTATGATATACACGCGAAGCTCGCTTCAAATAATCGCCAACAACTCCTACGGCGGCTCCAACATATTCAACATGCTCCCATGCTTTTTTAACCATTTCGCACTGTTCTTCAATTGAATTATAACGATGAATTATTCCTACTGCGCCGGCTTTTCCCATGGCAATCGCCATATCAGTTGTGGTTACAGTGTCCATTGGTGCAGATATGATTGGGAGATCTAAGTGTATTTTTTCATCTAAGATATTTCCAATGTTAATCTCTTTTCTGCTCTCAATATCTGAATATTGTGGTACTAATAACACGTCATCATATGTTAAAGCTTCTTTAAATTTCATTTATAACCTCCCAGTTGTCTTTTAATAATTGGAGCGGCGAGTTCGAGACTTGCCCCTCTCCTGAAAATAAAACCATTGCGTATTCTTCATTTCGGTACTCAAGCTCGTGAATCTCAAACATATAAATATCTAATATCAAGGCCCGGGCGCCTACGTTTTTATGTTTTATTAAGTCACCGATTTTCATTGTTTTCCAATTCTTTAATTATTTTATCAAGATACCAGCGAGCTTTTTTTAAATCTTGCAGTGCTTTACCTTTATATTTATGTCTAGAAACGTATTTAATTATATTCCCTTCGGCGTATCCCATCTTCCAAGAATTAATGTAGTCGTATGTTTC